AGTACCTGCAGCACCATTTTTACCTCCAGTACCAGCTGAACCTTGTGTACCTGAAGTTCCACTTAAACCTGAGGTACCTGAACCACCGTCTGTACCTGAAGTACCTGATGAACCGCTGGTTCCTGAAACAGCACTTTGAGCATTATCTCCTGCTGAACCTGAGGTACCCGTTGAACCTGAAGTACCACTTGTACCTGCTTTTCCTGAAGTTCCTCCTGCACCATCTGAACCTGCCGTACCAGCTGAACCTGATGTACCCGAAGTACCTGAACCACCGTCTGAACCTGATGTACCTGAAGAACCTGAAGTACCTGAAACTGCACTTTGAGCTGATTCACCTGATGAACCTGATGTACCTGATGAACCACTTGAACCTGATGTACCTGATGAACCTGAGGTACCTGAACTACCAGAAGTACCAGATTTACCTGAAGTGCCTGAACCACCATCTGTACCTGAAGTACCTGATGAACCGCTGGTTCCTGAAACAGCACTTTGAGCATTATCTCCTGCTGAACCTGAGGTACCAGTTGAACCTGAGGTACCTGAAGTTCCAGCTTGACCACTTGTGCCACTATCTCCATCTGAACCTGCTGAACCAGCAGAACCTGATGTACCCGAAGTACCTGAACCACCGTCTGAACCTGATGAACCTGCACTACCTGAAGTACCACTTACCCCACTTTGGGCAGAATCACCTGAACTACCAGAAGTACCTGTTGAACCTGAACTACCTGAAGTACCTGAACTACCTGCGGTACCTGAAGTACCACTTGCACCTGATGTACCACTGCCTCCATCTGTACCTGAGGTACCAGATGAACCACTTGTACCTGATACTGCACTTTGAGCCGATTCACCTGCACTACCAGATGTACCTGATGAACCTGAAGTTCCTGATGAACCTGATGTACCATAAGTACCTGAAGATCCTGAACTACCAGATGTACCTGAGCTACCTGAACCACCATCAGTACCACTTGAACCGGATGAACCCGAAGTACCTGAAACAGCACTTTGAGCTGAATCTCCGGCACTACCTGAAGTACCTGTTGAACCTGAACTACCTGAAGTACCTGAACTACCTGCGGTACCTGAAGTACCACTTAAACCTGATGTACCTGAACCACCGTCTGTACCTGAGCTACCTGATGAACCACTTGTACCTGATACTGCACTTTGAGCCGATTCACCTGCGGAACCAGAAGTACCTGAACTACCAGATGTACCTGAACTACCAGATGTACCATAAGTACCTGAAGATCCTGAACTACCAGATGTACCAGATGAACCTGAACCTCCATCTGTACCTGATGAACCTGCACTACCTGAAGTACCTGAAACAGCACTTTGACCTGAGTCACCTGCACTACCTGAAGTACCAGTTGAACCCGAAGTACCAGATGTACCTGAGCTACCAGAAGAACCTGAAGTTCCTGATGAACCTGAACCTCCATCTGTACCTGAGCTACCTGATGAACCACTAGTACCACTTACAGCACTTTGGCCTGAATCACCTGAAGAACCTGAAGTACCTGAGCTACCACTTGAACCAGAAGTTCCTGATGAACCTGATGTTCCTGCGGTGCCTGAAGTTCCTGATGAACCTGAACCTCCATCAGAACCTGAAGAACCAGCACTACCCGAAGTACCTGAAACGGCACTTTGGCCTGAGTCACCTGAAGAACCTGAGGTACCTGAACTACCAGAAGAACCTGAAGTACCATAGGTACCTGAGGATCCTGAACTACCAGATGTACCTGAGCTACCAGAACCACCGTCTGTACCACTTGAACCAGCTGAACCTGAGGTACCGGAAATGGCACTTTGACCTGAGTCACCTGATGAACCAGAAGTACCTGAGCTACCTGAGCTACCGGATGTACCTGAACTTCCTGAAGTACCTGCAGTACCTGAGGTACCATTTGAACCTGAACCTCCATCTGTACCTGATGAACCTGCACTACCTGAAGTACCTGAAACAGCACTTTGGCCTGAGTCACCTGAAGAACCTGAGGTACCTGAACTACCAGAAGAACCTGAAGTACCATAAGTACCTGAAGAACCGGATGTACCAGATGTACCTGAGCTACCTGAACCACCATCAGTACCACTTGAACCGGATGAACCTGAGGTACCGGAAATGGCACTTTGGCCTGAATCTCCAGAACTACCTGATGTACCTGAGCTGCCACTTGAACCAGAAGTTCCTGATGAACCTGATGTCCCCGCAGTACCTGAGGTACCGTTTGAACCTGAACCTCCATCAGAACCTGATGAACCTGCACTACCCGAAGTACCTGAAACGGCACTTTGACCAGATTCACCTACTGAACCGGAAGTACCTGCTGAACCTGATGTACCTGAGCTACCAGATGTACCTGAGCTACCGGATGTACTTGATGAACCTGATGAACCTGAAGCACCAGAACTACCTATATTACCTGAGCTACCATAAGTACCAGATGAACCACTAGTACCAGATGAACCTGTTATACCTGAGGAACCTACATTTCCTGATGAACCTGAAGTACCTGAGCTTCCTGAAGTACCTGAGCTTCCTGAAGTACCAGAAGAACCACTTGTACCTGATGTACCACTTGTTCTTGATTGGCCTGATTGAGCGTGACTACCAAATGTACCGGTTTCACCTGAAGTACCACTTGTACCAGATGAACCTGAAGCACCTGATTTTCCTGATGAACCAGTAGAACCCGATTTACCTGATGAACCTGATGTACCAGATTTACCAGATGAACCTATATTACCGCTTGAACCCGCAGAACCACTTGAACCTGCTGTACCAGATGTACCAGATACACCAGCACTACCTGAGGAACCAGATGAACCTGATGTACCACTTGTGCCTGAGGCACCCGGGAGCAATCTATATTGTAATACCCCTGTTGAAGGATCATATACTGTAAAGTAAAAGCTTGAAGTATTTTCTGTTAAAGTATTAATTTTAACATCAGAACCACTAATATGTAATGATCCTGTTATACCTAAAGTATTAGTATTATAATCAAATGTAAAATTAGTTGAACCCGTTAACCCTAAATCTGGGTTAGAACCAGTAGCAAATTGAACTTGTTTATCATCACCTATAGCTGAATCAGCTTCTGGGATATTAATTTCAACACCACCATTTGGGAGAGCAGTAACTTCAACCCCTGAACCTGTAAAATAAAATGATTTAGCATAATTTACTTGAGAACCTGTATAATATACCTGGATCCCACCTAAACCTGGGAGTGTACTTAAGTCAACACTTTGGGATACAGGAGGATTACTACCAGTGTAATAAAAGTTAATTACACTGCCAGCTAGGGAGCTAGAATAAAAGAGGGATGAAAAATTACCATCAACCTCTGCAAAAGTAAGCTCTGAACCCTTGTTCTGTCTTAGTATTATACCCATTTTTGTTTATAAATATTAACGAAATTAGTATTATTCTTCAAAAGATGCAGGATTTGCAGAGCTTTGTATTTTCGTTTTATCTATAGTAGGGGGATTTAAATCATTAATATTTGAAACAGTTTCCATATTGAATATAATTTGTGTTTTTTTATTAAATTTCTTAAGTGCTGTTAATTCTTTTTGTATAGTATCAGGAACAATATAACCATATAACTTTAATGAAAAAGTTGATTTAACTGTTCTTTCTCCCCCGCTTACTAATTCGGTGGGAGTAGAAAAATTATCAATAGATGCTCTAAATTTAAAGCGTTCTGGGTTGCCCCAATATGAATCGGAAGCATAATTAACAGCCTCTATAATTTTATTAAGTTGCTCAATATAATACGTTGATATAATAAAATCATACGTAATGTTTACCCAATCAGGTATTACAACAGCATAGTATTGTTCTGTGGGGGTTCTATTATTTAATAGATCAAAATTACTGTAAGCATCTTTATTATTATATTTTTTAGTAAAAATTTGAACATTATTAGGGTTATTAGCATCTAATTTTCTTGATAATGTTTTATTACGCTCAATATTATTACGTTTAAAAGTAATAAGAGGCATCATAATTTTACCCTTTTTATCTCTATAATACCCATCTTTTTGGATTTGTTTCCACCTTTCAGGGGAACCATAAATAACAGGTACCTTTTGAACAACACCATTTTGTTGGACTGTAGGTTTAATTATATTTTCCATGTAATAAAAGATAGCTTCATCAATCTCTTTAAACCCTAAAGAAAATGGTTTTGTATTATCATCTCTAAATGATACTTGATTACCTCTATTAAATGTAGAGGTAGGATTAGGATTACCTCTGGTTGTATCAAAAGCTTCCTGTTGAGAAATACTAATTTCTCTTTGTGTTTTTGGGGTTGGTATTTTTCCTCTTTCTGCCATTAGATGTATCTTTCTTGTGTAATACCTACTTTATCAGCTGGTACGTAATGTGCTTCACATATAATTGAAATAGAAGAACCAAAGTTTTCTAATCCAGGATTTAATGGATTAACTTCATTAGGGTAATCAGGGTTTTTACCCATAAAATATTGGTTAGAAATAATGTTATCTACTTCATAATATCCTTCGTTATACATAATAATATCCCCTACTTCAGGTACTAAATCAGCACCGTAAATATTAGTATCTATGTTAAAGTCTTGATTTTTATCTAATAGATCATCTCTAAGGAACTTAAATGTAGCACCCCAATTAAAGTCAGTACCTAAATCTGTTTCAGGATATTCTTGGTCTCGTCTTTCTACTAAACAGTTTAATAAAACAGGACCCATATAATATTTTTCTTCAGCTGCTTCACCATAGAGGTTAATTTTAGTTTCTTCTATTTTAAATTTATAGAAAGAACACTGTTGGGTGATAATATCACCCATTAGTTCTCTATTTATATGTCTAAACAGACTAATATCTCTTTCAGCGCCAAATAATGCCATATTATCCTATATAAATTGGAAACGGTACTTGTTGAAGTTCTTTCTGTCGGTAATCCGTTTCTAATGATCTCCTTTCTAATAATTTTTCTCTTGAAGTTTCATCAAGATAAGCTCTTAATCTATCAATTAAAGCTGTTTTATCAGCCGTAGCTGAGCTTAATAAATCAGATTGGTTCATAGTAACATCAGCACCCGGGATAGGTACAGTACTATATTTACCACGAACGTATCCTAACATTTCTTTAGTTAAAGCTAAAGCATATTCAAAAATCCAACTTCTACCTACAGAATTAATTTGAGTATAAACTGGATTAGCGTAAGGAACATTTGACACATTTGAAATTGAACCTGAATTTCCAGTAATACTGTTTGCTAATCTTTCAGATTTAAGTAAAAATTGGAAATACAAATTAGGCATTTCTGTTAAACTTTCAGCTGTAGGAATTGGGAATAGTCTTAATTTATTATTTTGGATTTCAAATGAATAATTTGATCTTCTAATTTGATCATTCAATTCAATTTGTTGGATAACTTGTAGATCGTAATTAATAGGCATTAATACGAAATTAATTGCAGGTGAATAATTACCCCAACCAAAACTATCCATTAAATTCATTACACCTTCACCAGTTCCAACATAGGGATCAAAGAATTTTACAATTGCGGGGGGTGCTTCATAAAATACTCTTTTGATTTCAATATCTTTATCATCATATCCTTCTGAGACTGCCCAAGCATTTAAATCATAATCTTGGACTGAGGCTGTTAATGCAATTGAACCTGTATGCCAATCTACATTACCACCAGTTCCAGCTTCAGTACCGTATTGTTCAGAAAGTTTAATAATTACTCCCATATTAGGAGTAACTGCTGAAAATGCTAGTGAAGAACTACCATTTACATCAGGAACATCAGTTGAAATTGTTGCTCCTTCTAAAGATAAATAATCTTGTCTTACTTTATAGGCATATACTTCATTACCATAAATAGTTACTGCTTCTTCAAATGCAGCATAAAATTGAATATCCTGCAATTCAATATCTACAATAGGGAATCCTAACCTACGGGCAGCAAAAGTAGTAAATCTATCAGCATCCGTTTGGAATGCAATATCACTATCATAAAACCCAAAAGGAGTATCCCCAGAAGTAAAAGATGATGAACCTGGATATATTGGGATGTTGGCCATTGTATATTTTTGTTATAAATATTGTAAAAAATGGCCTGATTATCCTTTTCTGGATTTTCCGCTTGTACCTGATGAACCTAATGTAATTCCTTGTTCGGCAGCATCCTCATATACTTGAATTAAATCATCTACAATTGGATCTCTATGATTTTCAACTAATGTAATCCCAGTCATGTTTTTTACTTTACGGGAAGCTGTGTATAAAAATCTAAACCCTGATTCTCTTCTTGATTTTAAATCTACTTGGTGATCATCACCACAAACAATCATTTTACTTCGTAGACCAATACGAGTAGCAATCATTTCCATTTGTTCGTGTGTAACGTTTTGAGCCTCATCTACGATAATACAAGAATCTAAAAATGTTCTACCTCGCATAAATGCTAAAGGTACGATTTCTATTTTTCCGTCTTCAATAAGCTTTTCAATTTTTACCTTATCGTACAGAGCGTACATATTTTGATAAATAGGTTGAATCCAAGGATCCATTTTTTCTCTTAAATCACCAGGTAAAAATCCTATTTCTTCCTTTGATACTGTAGGTCTAGTGATAATAATTTTTTCGTAATGTCTTCTTAGAAGGCCATCTAATGCAATTTGAACGGCTAGTAAGGTTTTTCCTGATCCTGCTCGTCCTGCTAACATTGTTAGCGTATTTTCTAATATTTTAGCTTTCGCTTCTTTTTGTTCTTCGTTAAGGGTGATTTTAAATTTAATAGGGTTTTTCACTATTCTTTGTTGTCTGTGTACCTCATCGGTATGTGGTCTTGATGCCATTATCGATATGATTGATTTTTACTAATTTATCGAGCCCTGCATTTACATGCATAGAGTCCTCCAGTACAAGCTCGAATTCAAATCTGGAGTCTAGAGGTAGAACTAAATCTACTTGAGATCCCCATCTAATCAAACTAAATCTTTCATTTTGAGCGCAAAGATCTAATTGCTTCTTAAATGGAGCAATTACGTTTACGTCTTCATCGGCTATTTGTATTAAGTGATATGTGTAATCTAAGGAAGGAACATATATTTTGTTAGACATACGTTCATTGTACTTTAAGTACTCCATGTTATTAGGGTTAATTACCTTATTTAAAATATCCTTCTCTACCGCTAACATGGGTTTGTTTGTCGATTCAATCGGTTCTAATGATTCGTATGTAAGCACGCCACCATAAGGAATTCGATTAATATGGACATCATAAAACGACATAAAAATGCCAATTACCAGCGACGGTTTATCATACTCGTCGTTACCCATAACATCTTTTAAAGTGTAATTTAAACCTTTTATTTCAACAACCGCTTCATCTGGTTGTACAACTTTTTGATATATAATTGTTCCATCTGCGGGGCTATAGAAATGTTCCCAATCAATGAAGTTGGGACGGAGAGGATCTCTAAAAAAATATGTATTACTTAGCTCGCCTACAGGGAGTTTAGAGAGTTCTTTAACCTCTCCGTTCAACCAATCTTCTAATTTTTCAGCCATTATAATAATGTTTTTGATTGATCAACTCTATTCAAATGCATTACCATACAGGATAACATAGCTCCTGATTTCATGTATTCTGAAAGGTTAAATATTACAGGTTCCATCCCAGCATCGGAACAAATTTTTTCTAATGATTTAATTTTATGCATTTCTGCCTCATAATATTCATCTGAAGGTTTTAATTCAGCGATATTTGAAGCGCATAAAATCATATTTCCTAATCTAACTGAATTAGTCATTCCACAAAGTGCATCATCTGTATCAACAGGAATAATTTCAGTATAGCGTTCTAACATTGCTAACTCTTCATCATCGAATAGCTCCGTGGCTACTAATGTTTGATCGTTATTCAACGGGAATATACTGCAATCTAAATGGTAAAGGTATTCATCCGTCATTGCGACTTTGATAATTTCCATACCAAAGTTTTCCTCCATCCACTCGTAAGTTTTAATATTGGAACGAATACCATAACCCCCAATATAAACATTATCATATAAATGCTTGATATCAGCTTCACCTTCCCATTTGTAAGGAGAGATGTGAGTTTCGTATCCCATTTGTTGGAAAAATTTCTCACCAACCAACTCTTCACCTTTTCTAGGATCTGAAGTAAAGTTTGATAATAAAATAACATTTCTATCTTTAATGTGGGGTAAATGCAAACCTAAATTAGCTACATAAACTTGATCTTGGAAATTACCTTCGGAGGGTAATAAATAAACAAGTGATTGGCCTGACATAAAGTTGTACAGGTCCATAAATTGTTTATATGCTTTAGGTCTGTTAATTTGGAGTTCTTCATCGCTTAATTCCTGCATCCAGATATTATTTGGATCTGAGGTGGATAGCGAAAACGGGAAATTCATTACATAACTTTGTAAGTGTAACTGAGATGGGGTTTCATTCATTTGTGTAACATTTTATTATTTACCTATACATATTGTAAGTACCTAGGTAGGTAATAGAACTAGAAAAAAAAAGCCCCGCTTTCGCGGGGCTTCTTATGAACTATGTGGTTCTAGATTAAAGAGTATTCAATCCAGAAACGTAGATCTTACCGTAGAATTCAGGACGAACCACTTTCTTAGCGTAGCGAGTCAATAAACCTTTACGTGGAGTGAAGGTATCAGGATCGTACACCATAGGAGTCATGATTAACGGAATGTAAGGAGCAAATACAGCACCTGCTTCTAAGAATTGACCACCACGGAATCCCATCAAGATAGTGTTTTCTTTCATGTATGGGTTCTTGTAAACAGTGTATCTGTTGTTAATAGCACCAGCTTTCTGTACACCAAATGCGTAAGAAGCTTTAGAAACATCACCATCAGAGTTGCTAGCGAATCCTGGGATTGATTCTAATACAGTAGCTACTGTAGGAGAACATACCAAGAAGTTAGCACCACCTCTAAGAGTTTTCTGGTGGATCAAGTTGCTTAATTTCTGCATCTTAGTTCCTAAAGTTTGGAACCACTGACCTTGTGAGTTGTAGAAACCTAAATCAGCATTAACAATACCAGTACCACTAAGTGCTACGTTGTTTTCAGCAGACCAGTACTCAGTACCTGCAGCAGCAGAATCAATCAACATATCAAGAATTTCGAGATCGATCTCTAATGAGATGTACTCGCTCATGATAGAAGTTAATTCAGCTTCAGCATCTAAGCTATGGTAAGCGTTAAGATCTTGAGCGAACTCAGGAGTCCAAACAGCTTTCAATTTACGAGTCTTAGCAACGATTGCTTCAGACTTCATTTGAAC